ATTCTCTCAGCCAACTTCACCGAGGTGGACCTCGATGCGATGACCGAGGAACAGTTCGACATCTTGGACCGTATCCAGTTCGCAGAGGTTAGTCAGCCCCAGGCATCTGCCGCAGCCGAAGCCGAGGTCGAAGGCGAAGGTGGCATGGAACAGGGCCAGTCTACGGCACAGCAGAATCCTGCAGCGGACATCAGTGGCACGCTGATGGACGATGACGAGTTCAAGGAGATGGTTGCCGAGAAGGTGGCTAATAGGATGGCGGATGAAACGTGAGCGTCCACTACACAACAGATAGTGAGTAACCATGCCTGTTTCTGGAGATAACACGAAATACGTAAAAGCGGACCAGCGTGCTGTTGAAGGTGCGTTGGACGAGTTCGCTACGTCGTTCGGGGACCTATTTACTGTCGAGCGTCGTACGCAAATTGACATCACCTCTCACTATCCACTCTCCGACGAGCGAAACGAGTTTTCATCGACCACGAACGCCTCCGTCACGTCTACGAAGGATGAGTCGGAGATACACCTGTCTGCAGACGCCGCAACAGGCGAAACGGCCCGTCTCGAATCAGCAGTGTTGGGCCGCTACGTCTCAGGCTATGCGTCTGAAGCGGGTTTGGGTGTGCGTATCCCGACCCCTCCCGACACAGGACAAGAATACAAGTGGGGATACTACGACGAGAACAACGGATTCTTCTTCGGCTGGGATGACCAAGAGCCGTTCGTCGGGTACAAAAATTCTGAAGTAGCGGAGACTGTGATAATCCACCAGAGTGACTGGAACCAGGATACACTCTCAGGAACAGATAACGGAGAAAACCCAAGTGGAAAAACACTCGACCTTACTGACGGACACATTTTCAACATCGAGTTTACGTGGTATGGGTACGGAGAGATACAATTCGTCATCCATATGCGTGGAAAAGACGATAATGAAATTCCCATCACTGTCCACCGTGAGAGCCCCGTAAAGCGAACATCCATCCAGCAGCCAAACCTGCCTCTCACCGTAGACCTCGATACAGGAACGTCTGCAACAGCGATGGATATGTACGTCGGTGGACGGCAGTTCGCTATCTACGGCGATGAGACAACGGAGAAACGTATCAAGTCCGACAAACGACTTGAGTACAGTCTTAGTGGTGAAACGTGGGTTCCTGTTATGGCACTGCGTCGAAAATCTGGTCGCTCTGCGACGAAAATGAACTTCGATTCAATCGACACCATCGTTTCAAACAATGTCATCATACAGATACGTGAGGACGCAACTATAAGCGACGGAACGTTCACCGTTCCAACAGACGTAGATGCTGGTGAAACGGCTGTCGAAACGAACACGGATATCACGAGCGCCGACCAGACCTCAGGCCGCAAAGAGTACGAGTTCATCTCCTTTGGTGGTGGCGGTGGAACGGGTTCTGGAGGCATAACGGAGCAAGGTAAGGTGGAGATACGATTCACCAAGGAACGACCGATAGTAATCTTTGCACGAAAGATTAGTGGACAGGGCGGTACGCTGTCTACCGTTGTCCGCTGGCAAGAGGAGTGGTAAAATCATAATGTTTGGCTCCAACGACACAACGTGTGACTGCGTCTACGAGAAGGATGAAACGGTTGTCGAATGTATGCGGGACGCAGTTATCCGTGTTGATGATACACAATACTGCGAGAAATGTATGTCCAAGTCTGAAGCCGTAACGTGGCAGTGACCACTACATAAGAGATAGATGACAACGCACTTTTCTATCGATTATAGCACCGTCTCGTTCCACGACGATGCTGTCACGGAGTCCGATGGCGGTGAACGGACTATCGAGTGGAGCGTCGTCGATACCGTTAGCGTCGAGGATTCACCGTACGAAGACGCCTTCGGAACCGACGAGTTCTACGAAATTGATGCGACGGTCGCCCGACCAATCCCACAGCCGTACGTCCACGATGGAGACACCTATTGGTTCCAGAAGCCTGAAGACGAACTAAAGGCGGCTGCGTGGTCTCTCGGTGGTGCGCCGTGGACGATGGGGCACCCTCAGACGGGTTCAGTCGAGTCTGCAACGGACGTGCGTGGCTACTGGACGGACCCACGGTGGTCCGATGACGAGAAGCGACTCGATAGTACGCTCCGACTTCCCGTCAACGACGATGAGGCCAAGGCGTTTATCGAGGACAACGGCGATGTCTCGGTGGGCTTCTACAATCGCCTCGAAGGGGCAGACGCCTACGATGGTAGCGTCGGACACGTCGACAGCGCCGTCTACGAGGCAACCGTCGATGACGTTGTGGCCTATCAGACGGCGATGCACTTCGACCACGTCGCTTCGGTCAGCGTCGGGCGCTGCAGCGGTGAAGACGGCTGTGGCATCGACATGGATGCACACACGCACGGCAGTATCGAGACGGTCGATGAAACGCCCGATTCAGTAACCATCGAGTCCGATGGTGACGGACTGTCCATCGAAGACCTGTGTTCCGAAGGGCCGTGTTCTTGCGGTCGCCATCGGTCCAGCGATGAGGGACCAAAACAGTCCGAAGGACTGTACGGCGAACACGTCGATGAATCCGACATGGACCTTTCTGTGCCCGAGGGCGCTCAAGAGGCCGCACAGGACTTCCTCGACGCCGTTGACGAGGGCAAGGTCCCATCCGAGTGTGGTGGACCTGATGGCCTTGGGCGACGCCGAGCGGATATGTTCGCAGAAGGCGGAGACCTGTCCCTTGAGGTCTGGGTTACGGGTGGCACATCTGCCGTGGCGAACTGGCACGCCCGTCACGAAGGCAACGAGGACTACGACGAGGATGAAGTCGAGACGCCGTGGGAGGACTGTGGCTACGCGATGTTCAAGGCGTGGGGTGGCGAGACTGCACGGAGTAAGGCGATGCGACTCAAGGAACAACACAACGAAGATATTAATACTGACATGAATTTCCAAGAAGGTGACGAGGTTCGGTGGATGGCTGACGCTATGGTGGCGCATAATCCTGATGATGAGAGCGGTATCATGATTGAGATTATGGCCGATGGTGAGTCCACCGACATGGTCACGACTGTACCGATGGAGCGCCTTGCCCACCGTGGCATGGAGGCTCGTGACGCCAAGAGCGAGTATAGCGAGGGCGATACCGTCGAGTGGGACGGTGGTGCAGCGATGGGCGAAGTCATCGACAGCAAGACCGATGGCTGCTTCAACGAGCGTATCGACGGCGACGTGGAGGTCTGTGCTGGTGATGGCACGGTCTATCTCATCGAGGAAGACGACGGTGCCACGGTTGCACACAAGGGCAGCACCCTGTCGATGGCCAACGATGCTCTCGCAAGCCGTGTTACCCAGGAACAGATGACCGAGGGTGATGACCCTCTCACTTCGCTCAACCGTCGTGGGTCTGAAGAACAGACCCCCGACGACGATGAGGAGTCCGACAAGTCTCTCAGCGGGCGCTCAGAGGATTCCTTCACCGAACGAGTCCTCTGGGCCTCGGACGATGGAGAAGTCGCTCAGAACGGCGCACAGAACTCTGAGAGCGATGTGAGTGCAGACGACGGGTCTCTCATTACCGAGGGAGGTGAGACGAGCACAGAAACGTTGCAGACGGACGATGTATCGGTCCACGAAGTCGAGTGGTCTGACACCGCTGACAAAGAGTGGAACGAGCCGAGTCTGAACGACTTCACGGATATGGAGTGGTCGGAACTCGATTCCGATGAGTTCATCGCGGAGCGTACCGAGCGGTTCGGGGAGGACGCTGAGTCCGTTATCGACCACTTCGATGAAGATGCTGAATCGATTGCGGAGAAGCGTGAGATGGTCGAGGACCTAACGGAGTCCTACGACGAGCAGACTGCAAATGCTGATGGCGTTGATTCGGGCAAGACTGGTCCCTCGGTGCAGACCGATGGAAAGTACGCCCGAACTCCGTGGGAGTAACGGACGTACAGACCCGTTATAAAAAGAACTACCATAACACAACTAAATAGACAAGATGGGATTCTTCGTTGAACAGGCCGACCGAAGTTACCAGTCCCGTATCGCGGCGGAGGACATCCACGTCGGGACGCTGGTGGCTGAGGACGGCAACGACACCGTCGTCAACGTCGACGACACGGATACCGAACTCGACGGGCTTGCTGGAGCCCCCCGCTCTGGCGACTACGTCGCAAAGGAACTGCACAGCATCGGTGACACGGGCTCCGCGTCTACCTCGTTCGTCTATCAGTCGGCCGAGGATGACCGTGTTCCGTTCCTCCCCGTCGCCAACAGCGACCTCGTGAAGGTCTACACGATTACTGACAACTCCACCGACCCTGAGCCGTCCATCAGTGACGGTGACGTGGTCGGTGTCGCCCAGAAGAACGATGACGCGTTCCGAGGGCGTCTGGTCGAGGAGGGATACACGGACAACGGTGCGACGACGTACAACCGTTCGTCTGATAATTTCACTGCTGTTGGCAAGGCGTACAAGGACGAGTCGGCAACGTATGACGAAACCGTTCGCGTTAGCGTGCGGCTTGACATCTGAGGTGATATAATATGGCAACCAGTTCAGTTCTGACGCAGGAGCAGATGTCCCTCGTCAAGCCCGCTAACGGCGTGATGATTGAGCGGGGCGAGGGCAACAGTAACGGCTTCGACCGCGAGGCCATTCGAACCGAGTTCGCGCCGATTCGTGAACTCGCTAACGGAACTCGCTACGTCGAGGAGGGCAGTGCGACGTTCCTCCACACGGAGAGCGACTATCCCGATGCACCGACTTCGGTTGGTGAGTCCTTCGGGAACGTCGAACTCGTCCGTGAGGTCGGTGGGACGCAGTACATTCCGCGCTACACGCACGGCTTCACGTACGACACGGAGGACGGTGAGGTGGATGACTCCTTCCTCGCTGAGATGCGTGACGGCATCCTCCAGATGTTCGACGTTCAGGCCGACTACGCGTTCCTCCAGGGCATGGACGACGAGGCTGGAAACAGCGTCTTCGACGGCGTCTTCCAGTTCCTCGAAGACAACATGCCGTCGTCCAACTTCATCGACTGTAGCAACTACGACCCGTCTGCAGGCGACCTCGCTGGTGTTCCCGCGAACATCGTGCTTCAGGAAGCCTACCAGAAGGTCACGGGTCACTACGTCGAGACCCAGTGGGACATCGCTGTCGCCAAGCACCCCATCTGGTCCGAGTGGAATCAGGTCGGTACCTTCGATGGAGCGATTCTCCAGTCGCAGTGGGAAGTCATGCAGGCCACCGACGACGCCGAGGTTGGTGTCAATCGTCGGCTGCTCCTTCCGAACGAGATTGGCCTCCCCACGGCGCCGTCGCAGAACGGTAACCTGACGTTCGACATCGACTACCCCGCTCGAACGAACTCGGGCTACACCAGCGACATCGGCACCCTCAGCGACTTCGAGGAGGCCGACGACGTGATGTACCTCATCCCCGAGCATGGTGGGGACTTCTACGAACTCTACGAGGAGGGCACGCCTGATACTCGTGGGCCACTGGAGAAGGACGGCTTCCGAGAGCGGTTCGAGTACAAGTGGCGTGGTGGCGTCGTTCAGGGCCAGAATATGCAGAAGCGTGACACCAACGTCGCCCTGGACACCATCAAGCTGGAGAACGTAACCGCGTTGTTCGATTAGACTAACGTCTAATCTTCACAGTCTCGCCTACTTTGTAGGCTCCGACGTTCGACTGATTGGACTAACGTCTACTCAGTTCGGTTAAACCGACACACTTTTCTGCGGTCGCTTATCCTCTTTTCAACACTACATACTGAATAGAGACATTTCGGTTCAGCATCTATGTCGAATGATTCCTACAAGCCCGAAGACGTGAAATACGCTCACGAACGTCTCGATGAGCATGAACAGGTCCACGACAAGTTCGATAGGCGAATCTCGAAGAACGAGAACTATCGCCTCCAGGCCCAAGGTGCCTTGAAGATTCTTGCGCTCATCCTTGGTGCGGGGGGCTTAGCAGCCATCGGTGAAGTGCTATTCGGGCTCCTGTAATTACAAAGTAGACAGATACCGATGGCCTCGTACGATATCACGTCCGATACAGAACTGAAGGCAGCCGTCCGTGCAGAGACCTCGTACGAGGACACTGCAGACGAGTTGCCCGACTCACAGTTGACTGACCTTATCGACCGAGCAAAGCACAAGACGGCACTCGAAACTGGCTCGGAGAAATGGTACTCTGATAGCGGACTCGGATTCGCACTCGTCGCCTATACGTGTATGCGAGCCAAGTCCGCCGTCGAGAACGCACCCATCGTCCAGTACAACCTCGGAGACGAGTCCGTGCAACTACGTAACGCCGACCCAGATACGTCTCAACAGGTCCAGATGTGGGCGAGTGACGTACAGACTGGTCTTGATGCCTCTGCAGTCGACCAGAACACTGGACCGCAGATGACCAACACGTCGTCGTACATCGGAGAGGACTACGTGTACGATGACGACTACGACGAGATTGATAGATACTGATGCGTGTTGGAACGTCGTTCGCCCATCGGCATATGCGTCAGGTACTCCGCCTCCGTAGTACGGACTACACCGTCACACGCATCTCCACGAGTGCTGGACGCTTCGGAGAACAGGACCAGTCTGAAACGACAATCAACAACGTCAGCCTCTGGGTCTACGACCCTGTGGAGACGAACGTCCAGACGCAGTTCGGTGAGCGTCTCGGTGGGGACATCCAGGCTGCTGCACTCGACTCGGCTGACATCAAATACGACGACCGTATCGACCACGGGAATGAGACGTACGAGGTAGAGGATATCGTCAACAAGCCTGATGAGAACGATAAGCAGTTCAAACTCATCAGTTTCCAGCGAGTCACCAACTGATGGACGCTGATTCGTTAGCGAGGAAGATAAAACGAAAGAAACGTCGGACCAGAGACAAGGTTGATAGCGAGATGCGTACGTCGGCCAACCGTATCCGCTCGGCTGCACGTCGGAATATCGTTGACAGCGATGCCGTCTGGACCACCCAACTGTTCCGCTCCATCGAGGTGGACAAGCGTGGCTGGGCCTCGTACGCTGTTGGAACCGACGTGCCGTACGCAGCCTACGTCGAGTTCGGTACGGGCTCGAAGAACGTGGCTGATGACCCAGAGTTCCAGTTCGAGGCGCCTGAGTTCAGTCAGGCACTTGTCGGTGCGATAGTCGAGTGGGTGATGACGAAACCTGGGTTCAGACGAGAACGAACACTCAGTAACGCCTACAAGATAGCAGGCTCCATCGCTGCAGAAGGAACGGAAGACCAGCCCTTCCTCGGCCCAGCGTATCGAGCAAACAAACGACGGACACTCGCCTCCGTTCGAACGGCTGTCCGTCGAGGATTACGTACATAATATGGCAACCAGAGGACAGATTAAAGACTCGTTCTACGACGAACTCGTATCGGCAGCCACGGGAACCTTCGACGTGACGGATGCGAATGGCAACGTCGAGGATACCATCACCGTCGAGGCCGATGACGTAAGTATCATCAATCCAGAGACGGCTGAGAACGTTCCTGGTGTCGTCTTCGATGACGCCTACACGCCGCTCACGTACAACGGTGTGGGCCGCTCTGAGAACATCGTTCAGTACACCCAGAGCGGTGACGAGGACACGTACATCTACCATGAGTACCGTCGTGGGCAGTTCGATGTGTCCATCCAGGCGCCATACGAGTCCGCCAAGGAGCCCATCTACGAGGCGGTTCATACGGTGTTCCACCAGTACCAGTTCGGTCCCTGGAACAGTCGGGACTTCCAGTCCGAGTGCATCGATATCCGTGTCGACGAGACTACACGAACGGATAGCGGTGACGCAGAGGACATCATCCGTGGTGACACGATGACGGTACTCGTGGATTACTACCGTCAGTACGAGTTCAGCACGCAGAACATCGACGAGGTGGTGTCTCAAATCGATGCGGACAACGACGGTACTGTCGATTCGACGTACAGTACGCAGTAACGGTTCAGTCACTTAAATACCCCGCTCTCACATTACCAGATAACACAGGACAGAGAACATGGTTACGTACGGAACAACGACTATTCCGTCCGACCAGATTACTGTTCAGGCTGGTGGCACGGTTGCCATCTCTGCAGCCTTCGACAACAGTATCGGTCTGATTGGCGGATATGATTCGGCAAACGGCTCTGCGACTGGTGGCACCGTTGTCACCGTCGACTCGCCGTCCGATGCACAGAACAAGTTCGGTGACGAAAGCGAACTCTACGAGGCAGTCAAACTCGCCTTCGACAACGGTGCAGCCACGGTCAAGGCCCTACCCGTTACCGAGACGGCTGTCACGGGTGAGGACCCGTCCAGTGGTACGTCGGGTGAACTCGCTAATGCGCCTGTGATGGACCCGAACATCCACGACGAGCATGACATCACCGACCAGAACGGCAACACCGTCAACGTCTCCTACGAGGTGTCTGCAGAGACGGTTAGCGGCACGGAGGCGTACGTCAATCCCGTTAATGGGAACTTCAAGGGTGACGGCAATACGACGTATCTTATCGACTATACGTACGGTGACTACTCGACCGCCGAACTGACGAAGATGGTCGATGAGTCGCCTCGTATCGTCTGTGCCCTGACGGAGAACGAGACGGTGCTGTCGGACCTCGTTGGCGAAATCAACTCGACGGCCACCGACTTCGACTTCATGCACGCTGTTGGTGGCGCCGTTCCTGCACAGCTTGATGGCGACACGGCTACGTCCACCGAGGCATCGAACTACGCCTCGAACTACAGTGACTCCCAGGATGAGCGTCGGCTGAGTCTGGTCGCTGCTCCACGGGGCTACATCGACGACGATAACGTTGACATGGAGCGGACCGCAAGTGCCGTTGGTGGCTACCTCGCTTCTCTCCCGCTTGGCATCTCTGCTACCAACGACAGTATCAGCGGCTTCCAGACGCTTCGGACCCCGCTGCAGCCCTCTGACGCTGGGAACCTCATCGACGAGCAGGTCCTTCCGCTCATCGACTATCCACCGATTACCATCGCAAAGGACATGACTACCTCGACGGAGCCGAAGTTCGAGCGGGTCTATGCGATGCAGGTCATCGACGAGGCGACTGAAGCCAGTCACCTCATCAGTCGTGAGTTCGTTGGCGACCAGAATACCGTCACCAATCGAGCGCAGCTTGCGACGACGCATCGGAACACCTACAATTCCTTCAGGTCCGATTCGCCGCCGCTGCTTGATGAGTTCACGGTGTCCGTTCGACAGGACTCTATTGACGAGAACAAGGTCAACGTCGAAATCGGACTCGATGTCGTGGACGTGATGGACACCATCGACGTGACCATCACGGTTGGTGACATCATCCGAAACGGAGGTGCATCGTAGATGCACGCTCCAGTGTACTCGCATACTACGTATTCTGCGTACAACACGGGTGCTTCGGAAACTACGCTTACAAGGTGAGATAGATGACGCAAGTTACTAACGCGAACGACGTTGAACTGATTCTCCAGGCCGATGACGGAGACACGAAGCGCGGTACCACGGGCGAAACGGGTCGCATCGTGGTGGACGAGTTCACCATCACTCGTGAGGAAGACGACTCGTTGGTAAGTGGTGTCGGTAATCGCCACTCCCTCGGTATCACGAACGGTGACATCACACACTCGTTCAGTTTCACCATCATGGGCCACGACCTTGATACGTTCGACATGGTGGCGACTGCTGATGGTCGTTCTCGTCGGTTCTCCATGACCGCACGGAAATTTAACGAGGACGATGAGAAGGAGTTCGAGGTTTCTCTCCCCGTCTGTAAGGCGACGAACGAGGAATGGAACGCTTCTACGGGTGACGCGATGGAGTATCCCGTCGAAGGCATCGCCCTGGTCAAGCCCGACGAGACCTACAAGTCGAGCGGGACCGATTCGACTGTCTGGTCCTCGTAAGGTACTCCCAAATAGGCTATTCTTATTTTCCTTCTACTGTAGTCTATCCTATCGTAGTCTGGACTATTCTTTAGATAATTATTATCCAGATAATTATTGATACACCGACTACCGTGTCGTGTCGATAACGGTACGGACGCTGCACTATTTTACCGAGATTACGCAAGTACATACGTAGAGGCATCGCAACACAGGAACGGCCTTTGCGTACACAGCGTTAGTCAATATCCATGAGCGACCACATCACCAACGTTCGAGGCAGCACATCGACGGAGGACCGACGATGAGCGACCTGAACAAACTTGGACAGAAGGTAGTCGAGGGGACGGAGTGGCGAGGTACCATCACGGTCGAGGTCGATGACGAGGAGGTGGAACTCAAGGTCCGTCAACTCAACGACGGCGAGTTCCGTGAGGTGATGAGCCTCATCGACCGTGACGAACTCGAAGAACTACGGAGCGATATCGAGGACGAGAAGATGGAACGCTACCGTGAACTCACCGAGATGGAGGAACTCGACGAGGATGAGTCCGACGAACTCTCGGAACTCCAAGCGGAACTGAACGAGGCAACGGGCAACCTGTTCGATGCACTCGGTGAGGACACGTTCAACGGCATCCAGAAGTGTGCCAAATACTGCGTGGTGCCCGATGAGGAGGACCTGATGGAAGTCTTCGAGAACGAGGCTCATACCGTCGAGAAGGAGTACGGTATCAAGGTGGAAAAGCCCGAAGACGTAGAACCGTTCGTCGAGGACAAGATTGGCGAGTGGGTGGAGAACGCGACGAACATGGTTTCGTTCCGTATCGGCATGAAAGCACTCGTCGAGACGGTGGGTGACGAAAAAAACTGAAACGGTTCGCGGAGTCCCATCACGGCCAGACCGTCTACGGTCTCAATGACAACGGGATTCCGCTGGCAGACACCCAAGCCGACCTGACGCCGCTGCAACGGTTCGTCTACGTGCTTGCCAAGGACCACCACGAAGATGACGCCACCCACGATACACCCAACGATATCAAACAAGCACAAGAGATGACACGAGGTATTTAAATGAGCGACGGTGAACACTGATGGCTGACCGTTTTACTACGCTCAACGATACACCCATCAGAGGTGAACTCTGATGGCTGACGTAGAGAATCTGGACATCGTTATCGATGCCATCGACCAGTTCAGTAGAGACCTCGATAGACTACTGTTCAAACTCGGTCAGGTCGCTACGGCACACGAGGAGGTCGATAATCTGACCATCGATGTCGATGTTCGTGGAGAACGTGAGTTGGACGCACTGTTGTTCAAACTCGGACAACTCGAAGCCGCAGACTTGAGTGGAATCGGTGACATCGTCGTCGGTGACAAACGTGTCTCACGAAGGAGTGGCGGCGGGAGGGGTATCTCCCGTGAGGCTGACGACGCTCTCACGTCGCTCAGCGGCGATTTGAGCGAGATGTTT